GAAAAATGAGAAATAAAGGCGATAAGGGTGCACCCACTGAACAAGATTTTGCTAATGCAGCCAAGACAGCTAAAATGAAAAAAGGCGGTCCAGCCAAAAATAAAGGACTTAAAGCATTAGTAGCTGCAGGTCAAGAGGATGTAGTAAAAAGAATGGGTTTTGATCCACAGAACTTAGGGCATGGCGGTAATGTATGTTCTAATAGGAAAAAAATGATGTATGGTGGCGGTGCTAAGGCATACAGTACAGAAAATAAAAGGTATGGTGGAGGAGTTCCTAGTCCTCGTATGCCAGACCCTATGGACTAATGGCAGCTAAAAGAAAAAAAGCCAAAGCTATTAGAAGAACTACAGGTAAAGGCGGAAACTACAGACCCACCAAAGCTGGTGCTGGTATGACAAAAAAAGGAGTTGCTGCGTATCGTAAAGCAAACCCTGGTTCTAAACTGAAGACAGCCGTAACTGGTAAAGTAAAGAAAGGTAGTAAGGCAGCAAAAAGACGTAAGTCTTACTGTGCAAGATCACTGGGACAACTAAAAAGAAGTTCCGCTAAGACAAGAAACAACCCTAATTCACGGATTAGGCAAGCTAGAAGAAGGTGGAAATGTTAAATGAAAATTGTAATAGGTATCGTTCAAATATTTGTAGGTATACTTTTTACTGTGGGTTTAGCACATACCATACATTTTATTGCTAATATATAAAGGAGATTAGTATGGAAAGAGTACATAAAACAAACTTAAAAACACTTAAATATCCTCTACTAGATATAAGAAAAGGTCTTCAAAAAAGATATAGAGGGATTGAATATAAAACTAATAGAACAAGAAATAAAGTTAGCTATAGACCAGGTTCTTATAGAGGCGTAGAATATTTAATAAACAGGTATAACTAATGGCAGCAAAGAAAAAAACAAAGAGAAAAACTAAAAAGAAAAAGGGAGCTACTCCTACTAATCCTGCATTATATGCAAGAGTCAAAGCCGAAGCCAAAAGAAAGTTTAAAGTATACCCTTCAGCTTATGCTAATGGGTGGTTAGTTCGTACATACAAAAAGCGTGGTGGCGGTTACAGATAGTTTAGCATGGCTAGGAAAAAGAAAAAGAAAGATCCTAAAGTAGGCACAGGCAAAAAGCCAAAGGGTTCTGGAAGAAGATTATATACAGATGAAAACCCTAAAGATACTGTAAAAATAAAATTTGCTACTCCTGCTGATGCCAGAGCTACAGTTGCAAAAGTTAAAAGATTGAAAAAACCTTTTGCTAGAAAAATACAGATATTAACTGTAGGAGAACAACGAGCAAAGGTAATGGGTAAAAATGCTGTAGTTACTATATTTAAAAAAGGTAAAGACAGTATACGAAAAGCGAGGAAAAAGTAATGGCTAAACCTACAGGAGGATTGACAGCGTGGTTTGGTAAAGGACCTAAAGGAGATTGGGTGGACATAGGTGCACCTAAGAAAAAAGGTAAGTTTCAACCTTGTGGTAGAAAATCTGCTACTAAAAGTAAGCGTAAGTATCCTAAGTGTGTGCCTAGATCAAAAGCTAGAAGCATGTCAAAGGGACAAATTAAAAGTGCTGTAAAAAGAAAAAGAGCAAAAGCACAAGGAGTTGGAGGCAAGCCTACCAATGTTAAAACTATAGTTAAAAAGAAAACGACTAGAAAAAGGAGAAAGAAATGAAGAGAGCACCTTCAGGTAAAGCAGGTAAAGGTCTTAGAGCATTGCCTAAATCTGTTAGAAATAAAATGGGCTACATGAAAAAAGGTGGCACACTTACTAAAAAAGCTAAAGGCGGTATGAAGCTTAAAAAAATGGCTAAAGGTGGAATGAAGCTTACTAAAAAAGCTAAAGGTGGAATGAAGCTTAAAAAGATGGCTAAAGGTGGAATGAAGCTTAAAAAGATGGCTAAAGGTGGCACTAAAGCTAGAATGAGAAAAATGGCTAAAGGTGGTACTAAACTTACAAAAATGAGACGAGGCGGAGTCAAAATGGCTAAAGGAAAAAAGAGAGGCGGAAAGAAAACTAAAAAAGGATAGTTAATGCCCAGTCTTATATCAAATGTACCTTACTTTAAAGTATGGGTACGAAAAGAGTTTACAGCTAACCATGAAGATTATCATGGTGAATTTATACACGGTCTAGCGATTGCAGTTAATTGTATACCAGACAGATCTTTATCTTTTCAAATTGTGTTTACAGGATGTGAAACACAATTAGAAGAAGAAGATGTACCTAATGTACATGGAGGTGCAATGTGGGCTAGGATGCCAATACAAGGTTTAGTAGCAGATATGCCACTAGAAGAATGGCCAGAAAGAATGGAAAACCATTTGTGTCAACCTTGGGATTGTATGTCAAGAGAGCATTCAGTAGTAGTTCTTGATAGAACTTCCTCTTCTCCTTGGTATGCTAAAATAGATGGTGAGTTCTATTTAGCTAAATACATTTTTACTGTAGATTATACAGAAGATGAAATAGCAGATAGTCCAGACCAACATAAACAAAGTCATGTATTATACTTGACAGAAGGACAATGGAAGGGTAATATTGTAGCTCTGCCTAATAATAGAGTTAGAGTTACTAATCCTGCATTATGGGTTACAGGAGAAGGTGCTCCTGATTTTAAACCTAGTCAATGGATTCACAGTAGTGAAGAACATGAAAGTTATACTGACCCAGATATAACTTTTAATAATTTGTATAAGGATTAGAATGGCACGAAACTATAAAAGTGAATATAAAAATTATCACTCTAAGCCTACACAAAAAAAAAGAAGAGCTGCTCGTAATACAGCTAGAAACAGAGCCTTAAAAAAAGGCACTGTTAAAAAAGGCGATAAAAAGGATATAGATCACAAGGATGGAAATCCTAGAAATAATAAAAAAAGCAACTTGAAAGTAAAATCTCGTACAGCTAATAGATCATTTCCTCGTAATAAACGAGCAGGTAAAAAACGGAGATAGACATGAAAAAACTACTAACAATAGCGATTATCGGTCTTGTCCTTACAGGATGTGCAGCATCACAAATATCTTTGACTGCATCTGCACCTAAAGGAAAAGATTTAGATATAACTATTAAAACTAAAGAACAAAAATCAGAGTAAGATATGCAGTTTAAAGGTAATCCAAAAAACAATGTTACTAGAGCTAAAAAAGGTAAAGTTATGTCACCAAAAGGCAAAAAATGTGTATTTGGAATTGCTGTTATATCAGGCAAAAAGAAATAGAGAGTACGAGGCTATTATGGAGTTGATTATGGCACAAGCTAAAACAACATTGGCTACCAAAAAAAAATTAGCTAAGGTAGTTAAAAAAGCTAAAATTGAACCTAAAAAAGAAGTAGTGGAAATTTCTGCTAAAAATAATAAGATTGGTATGGCTATTGGTATTGGTCTAGTAGCACTTCTTATTCTAGCTAGTTTAGTAGGTTAATGATGCAAGGAGGGTTATTAGTAACATCATCTGTAGCTCTATCTTCTACAAATAGAACTACTATATATACAGTGCCCTCCAATCATCGGTCTATAGTAAGACAAATTATAGCAGGAAATGTTGACGCATCTAATCCTGCAACATTAAAATTAGAACTTTATGATGCTTCATCTACAACGCATTTTGCATTAACTGGAGCAACAAGTATAGCAGCAAATGGGTATCTGTGGTTAAATGATATTCTTATAGGTCTTGAGGCAGGGGATATTATAAGTGCTACAGCAGGGGCTGCAGATGATTTGACAGTTACAACTGTCGTAGAACAAATAGTAATAGGAGGATAACTTGACTCCCAAACAACAAATGTTTATAAAAGCATTATTTGGAGAAGCCCAAGGCAACTACAGAACAGCTATGGATATGGCTGAGTATTCTAAAAATACCTCTATAAGTGATGTGCTAAAAGGATGTGAGGATGAAATTATCTCAGCATCTAAAAATTATTTAGCAGCAAATGCACCAAAAGCAGCAATGGCTATTGTAGGTGTTATAGATGAGCCAGTAGAAATGGGCAATAGAGATAAACTAGCTGCAGCAAAAGATGTATTAGATAGAATAGGCGTAAGCAAAACAGATAAAGTTGAAGTAAAAGCTCCACAAGGAATTTTTCTATTACCTAGAAAAAATAATGAAGAAGATGGAACAGACGAAGGAACAAACGATATATAAAAGAAGACTTTCATCTACAATACCCTATGGATGGAAATTAGTAGAAGGGTCTACAGATTTATTAGAAGAAGTACCATTAGAAGTAGCATATTTAGAAAAAGCAAAAGAGTATTTAAAAGGATCAAGTTATAGAGAAGTAGCAAAGTGGTTATCAGCCAAAACAGGTAGAAAGATATCACATGTAGCTCTTTATAAAATGGCAAAAAAGGAACTAAGTGACAAAAGAAGTAAAGCAGCTAGTATTAGATGGAGACAAGCCAAAGCCAAGGCAGCAAAGGAAACGCAAGAAGATCTCGTTGCAGAAGCAGAAACTTACCAACGCAAAGAAAGCAACACAAGTAGCTAAACGCCAACTAAAGCACGCTGAAAAAAAATTAAAAACTGTAGAAGAAGAAGTTCGTGAAGAACAGCCTATAATTTTTAAGCCTAACTCTGGACCTCAAACAGAGTTTTTAGCTTCTAGTGAAAGAGAAGTATTATATGGGGGTGCTGCAGGCGGAGGTAAATCATATGCTCTGTTGGCAGATGTTTTAAGATACTGTGACAACCCAAATCACTCTGCTTTAATTATTCGTAGAACAAACGATGAGTTAAGAGAGTTAGTACATAAAAGCCAAGAAATGTACCCTAAAGCATTTAAAGGGGCACATTGGAGTGAGAGAAAAGCATTATGGACTTTTCCTTCAGGTGCAAGAATTTGGATGACATATCTTGAACAAGATAAAGATGTGTTGAGATATCAAGGACAAGCGTTTACTTGGATAGGCGTAGATGAGTTAACTCAGTATCCTACTCCTTACGCTTGGGACTATTTAAGGTCGAGGCTTAGAACAACTGATTCTAAACTGCCTATATTTATGAGAGCTACGAGCAATCCAGGAGGTCCTGGTCATGTATGGGTTAAGAAAATGTTTATTGATCCTTCTCCATATAATAAGGCTTTCGATGCTACTGATATTGAATCAGGTAGTATTCTTAAATATCCAAAAGGGCACGAAAAGGCAGGACAGTCATTATTTAAAAGAAGGTTTATACCTGCAAAGCTAACGGACAATCCTTTCTTAGCAGAGTCAGGTGAGTATGAAGCAAACTTATTATCTTTACCAGAAGTGCAAAGAAAACAGCTTTTGGAAGGGTCTTGGGATATAGCAGAAGGAGCTGCATTTAATGAATTTTCCAGAGACAAGCATGTGGTTCAACCCTATGACATTCCAAGGTCATGGAGAAAATTTCGGTCTTGTGATTATGGGTATAGTAGTTGGTCTGTTGTTTTGTGGATGGCTGCTAGACCTGATGGTAAGATTACAGTATATAGAGAACTTTATGTTCGTAAAAAAACTGCTGAAGAGCTCGCAGATATCATCCTCGATATTGAGCATAAAGCAGGGAATGAAAATATCGCATACGGAGTCCTTGACTCATCCTGTTGGCAACAACGAGGACAAACAGGACCAAGTATTGCAGAAACAATGGTCCAAAGAGGATGTAGATGGAGACCATCCGATAGGTCCAAAGGAAGCCGCATAGCAGGTAAAAATGAACTGCACAGGCTTTTAAGAATTGACGAAGAAATGGGAGAAGCAGGTATAGAGTTTTTTAATAATTGTACAAAATTAATATCAGAGTTACCTCAAATACCTTTAGATAAAAATAACCCAGAAGATGTCAATACAAAAATAGATTACGATCATGGCTATGACGCTTTGCGTTATGGAATCATGTCAAGACCAGTGCCAAGGTCAGTGTTTGATTATAACCCAGAACATCAACCTAAAAGATGGCAACCATTCGATCAATCGTTTGGATACTAAAAGGATAGAATATGGCTGAAGAAGATATTAATTTAGAAGAAGCATTAACAGATGGTGAGGGACACACACTAGCTTCTTATGTGCAATCTGCTTATGGGCGTTCAGAAGATGCTAGATATGATCAAGAAAGAAGATGGTTGACATCTTATAGAAACTATAGAGGTCTATATGGTAGTGATAATCAGTTTACTGAAAGTGAAAAAAGTCAGGTATTTATTAAAGTAACAAAAACAAAAGTTATGGCAGCATACGGTCAAATAACTGATGTATTGTTTGCAGGACAAAGATTTCCAATAGGTATATCTTCTACTAGAGAACCTGAAGGTGTAGCAGAATCTGTGCACTTTGATCCTAATGAAAAATCTGCACCAGAAATGCAATCTCCTTACGGATTTCCTGGAGATGGTAATGAGCTACAACCTGGAGATACCACTAAATCTTTAGGAGATAGAATAGGTGAAGCTGCTAAAATGTCAGAAGGACTAGACTTAAAAGAAGGACCTGGTTTAGTTCCTACAGCAATAACATTTCATCCTGCTGACATAGGTGCTAAAAAAATGGAAAAAAGAATTTTAGATCAGTTAGAAGAATCTTCTGCATCTAAACATTTACGATCTGCAGCTTTTGAAATGGCTTTATTTGGTACAGGAGTATTAAAAGGACCTTTTGCTGTAGATAAAGAATATCCTATGTGGGAAGAAAATGAAGAAGGTAAAGTAGTGTATAATCCTAAAATGGTTACTATGCCTAAACTTGAGTTTGTTTCTGTCTGGAATTTTTACCCTGATCCAGACGCTAAGAATATGGAGCAAGCAGAATATGTAGTTCAAAGACATAAACTTTCAAATTCTGATTTAAGGGGTTTAAAAAAACGACCATTCTTTGATAGTGAAGCTATTGATGAGTGTATAGAGATGGGCACTAATTATGTCCGTAAATGGTGGGAGACACAAGTTGAAGATGAAGATTCAAAAAGTTATAGCGTGGATAGGTTTGAAGTTTTCGAGTATTGGGGAAATATTGACACAGAACTTGCAGTTGATGCAGGTCTTGACATCCCTGAAGAATATGAAGACCTTGATACTGTCCAAATTAACGCTTGGGTGGGAAATGGTAAAATCCTTAGATTGGCGATTAACCCTTTCGTGCCTAATCGTATTCCTTATTTTGCTGCTCCTTATGAGCTAAATCCTTACAGTTTTTATGGTGTAGGTCTAGCAGAAAATATGTCAGATACACAACAATTAATGAATGGATTTATGCGTATGGCTGTAGATAACGCTGTACTAGCAGGTAATTTAATTTTCGAGATAGATGAAACAAATCTCGTGCCAGGACAAGATCTTGAATTATATCCTGGCAAAATATTTAGAAGACAAGGAGGAGCACCTGGACAAGCATTATTTGCCACAAGTTATCCAAATGTATCTAATCAAAATATGCAAATGTTTGACAAAGCCAGAGTGCTCTCCGATGAAGCTACAGGTATACCATCCTTTTCTCATGGTCAAACAGGAGTTATAGGAACAGGTAGAACTGCAGCAGGCATATCTATGTTAATGGGAGCTGCACAGCTTTCTATTAAATCAGTTATTAAAAATATAGATGACTATTTGCTACAACCTTTAGGGGAAGCCTTTTATGCATTTAACCAACAATTTGATTATGATGAAGAAATAAAAGGAGATATAGAGGTTAAAGCAAGGGGAACGGAAAGTTTGATGCGAAACGAAGTAAGAAGTCAAAGACTCATTCAGCTTATGCAAATTGGAAGTTCTCCAACATTAGCGCCATTTATAAAATTTCCAGTAATACTAAGAGAGATAGCACACGCATTTGATCTTGATGCTGAAAAATTTGTAAATGATGAAAGAGAAGCAGTTAGGCAAGCAGAGGTTATGAAAGCAGCAGGCATGATGCCTCAAGATCCTGCACAACAAGCTCCTCAAGAACAACAGCCAAAAGCTCCTGAAGGCGGAGGAGTTCCTGCAGGTAATGTAACAGGAACAGGAAATGCTAACATAGGACCTGCTACTCCTGTTGAACCTGAAATGCCAGAGTTTTCTGGACAGTCACCAGTATTTCCTGAAGGTGTACAATGATAAAAGACACAGCTAAAAAACTTTTACCTTGTGTAAATGATCCTAAGCATAATGAAGCTCTCAATCAATATGCTAATGAGAGGATAGATTCTTTAACAAGAAATCTGTATAGAGAGACAGACCATTGTAAAATACATATATTACAAGGTGCAATAATAGAGCTTCAACGATTGTTGACATTACGAGAAGAAGCTCAACAATCAGCTAAGGAGAGAAAATAATGTTAAAATCTAATAATCAAGAAAAGGCTAAATTAGTTAGCAATACTGTAGGTAAAAAACCAGGATTAAATCTTCGAGGTAGAGGAGTAGTTAATCCTCAATTTAGTAAAGCTACACAGAAGTTAAACCCTAACCAACCTTTTATAGATTTAGTAAGTGCTAAAGACAGAAATAAACCAAGAGTTTCTGTAGGCATAAAATCAGGCGGTGCAGTTATGCCTTATAGAACTGCCCAAGAAGGTAATGTAGGTTTACCATTAGGAGGCATGCCACCACCCCCATCAACTCAAGATAAAATGTCACCACAAATGGTAGAAGAAGCTAAAAGTTTAGGTATTGAAGTAGCACCACCAGGAGCTACAGCAGAAGAAGTAGCAGATGATCAATTAGTATTATTATCTGAAGGAGAACTTGTAGTGCCTGCTAATGTAGTTAGATTTCATGGATTAGCTCAGTATGAAAAAATGAGAAAATCTGCACTTGCAGGTTTAGATGAAATGCAAGCTAATGGTCAAATAGTTAGCACCCAAGAAAACCCAATGCCAGAAGGTTTAGTAAAACCTATAGACGAAAGAAAAGGCGGAGGAACAAGTATAGGAGAAACAGTAGTTACTTATAAAAGAGATGGAGGAGGAAGTCCACGCTTTGGAGGAGGCAGATCAGGAATGTTAGGAGATCCTTATGCTAGTTTTAATCCTGGCGATAGATACGCAGGCTCTGATATGTATGAACCTTCTGTGGTAGATACTAATTTAGATACTAATATAGATGTTTCGATAGATCCTCCTGCAATAGAAGGAGCATTAGCTCAAGTGCCGTCTAGCCTTCTTCCACCTGCTTACAAAAATGCTTTGATGAGTGCAAAGAAAACAAAAATGCCTATGAGAGCTGTAGGTCTTTCTAGAATTGTTCCAAGACAAAAGCCTCGATAAAATAATGGTAAACATAGCTTTTCAAAAATCACTACGCAGCAAAGACAAAGATAAATTTGTAGCTTCTTTAAGGTATGGAGGTGCGTTAGAAAATATTATAGTTAAAGCCGATGGAGGCGGAGGTAGAAACTTTGGTGGTTTTAGAGGTAGTGGGAAAGAATACTCTATGAGCTACGAACCAAGTAGAGGCGGTATAGAGCGAGGCGGTACTGGATCACAACAGCCTAAAGAAGAACCTAAAGAAGAAACACCTGAAATAGAAGAAACACCTGAAATAGAAGAAATAGTTGTTACTTCTGTAAGAGAAAATTTTAATTCTTTTATGAACGAAGAAAATCCTGCTTTTAAATACAATGTAAAAAATTTTTTAAATCCAAAGTCTTTACAATCTATAAGTAGTTTTACACAAGGAAACGATAATGTTTCTGAAATAGATGTATATTCTATTTTATTTGCAGAATCATCTGGAGGACAAAGAGAAAATCCTGCTGCTTCAGGACCTTTACAAGTACAATTAGGTGCTTTTATAGATTCTCAAAGACATCAAAATATATATGGACCTGTTCCCCCAAAAGATACACCTGAATATAAAATATATATGGAAAAAGCAGAAAAAGATTTTAATGCTTTAGATCAAACAGGGTATGTAGAAACAGGTCTAAATTATTTAGAATCTTTAAATCAAAGATTTGAAAGAAATAATAAAAGAAAACCTACTATAGAAGAATCTGCTCTTTTGTACACTGAAGGATATAAAGGAGGAATGAAATATATAGAAGGAGAAAAAAATTGGAGAGAAAGTACAAAATTAAATGTATATATACCTAATGTTCTTAAAGCACATACTGCTCTTACTGTTAAAGATAGTGCTATTAATTTTGAAGAAGGTGGCACACCTTGGGGAGGAGCTACAGGCACAATATATAAAGAACCTTCTGGTCCAAAACCTGTACAACAACAAATGATAAATGCTTTTAGTAATGGTGGAATAGGTTTAGAAAATATTATAGTTAAAGCTGATGGTGGCGGAGGCGGAGGTAGAGGTTTCAGAGAGCTTAGAGGCAGTCGTGGTGGAAGAGAGTATGGCATGAACTACGAACCAAGTAGAGGTGGCGTAGAACAAGGAGGTACAGGATCACAACAAGAAGATAATGAAGAAAAAGAAGAAAGTGGTGAAGCTAAAATAGGTGGAGGTAAGGATGTATTTGGTCAACCAAAAGGCACTAGAGCGAGAGAAGAAACTTCAACAGCAGATCAAGGAGTATCTATAGAAGAAGGTTTAAAGAATTTTGCAGATAATATTATAGATACATTTAGTAATCCAGAAGATACTTGGCAAAATACTAAAGAAGAGTTTAAAATTTTTGTAGATAATTTAACTAGTCAAGTATTAAAAAAATCTCCTGTTTTAGCAGAAGCATTAAAAGTACAAGATAATAATTTAAGACCTTTTGGAACAGATGTTAAAAGCATGGCTGTAGGAAATATGGTACAAAAATATAGCACTCCTGAAAAATTTGTAACAGCTTTTAAAAATAATCCTGTGGGAACAGTTACCGACATCGGATTAGTAGCTTTGGGTACTGCAGCAGGAACTCGTACTTTAGGACTAGGTTCTGTTCCTTTTACGCTACCCTTATTAAATAAGTATTCACAGTAGTAATACTACTTGAACCTAGACAGTAATGTCTAGTATATGGCTACCTACTAACCCCTAGCAATAGGCAACTGAGTAGCCCCATTAAAGGAGACAATTATGTCAGAAACTAATGAAGAAGTCAAAGTTACCAAAGACGAAAAAACAGGTGACACAATAATGAAGAAACCAACTCGTTATGCAAGAACAGAACCTACAGCACAAGAACTAGCTGCAGAAGAAGCTCTTAGAGCGAGAGAAGAAACTTCAACAGAGGAGATTACAGAGGAAGTAGAACCTGAAGGTGCTGAAGAAAAATCATTTAAGAAAAGATACGGTGATTTACGAAGACACATGCAAAAAACTACAGAGGATAAAGACAAAGAAATAACAAAACTGAAAGAACAACTTTCAGCAGCAACTAAAAAAGAAATTAAATTACCTAAGACAGATGAAGAAATTGAAACTTGGGCAAAAGAATATCCAGATGTTGCAAAAATTGTTGAAACGATTGCTATGAAAAAAGCTGCAGAACAAAACAAAGACATAGAAGACCGTTTAAATGCTTTGTCTGAAAAAGAAAGACTAACATCAAGAGAAAGAGCTGAAATGCAATTACTTCAAATACATCCTGATTTTGAAGAAATTAGAGATAATCCAGATTTTCATGCGTGGGCAGAAGAACAGCCTCAATATATACAAGCAGCTCTATATGAAAATGAAGATGATCCTAGAGCAGCAGCTAGAGCTATTGATTTATATAAAGCAGATATGGGAGTATCTAAAAAGAAGAAAAAAACTTCTACAAAAGATGCTGCTAAAGCTGTGACCACTAAAGGTTCAACTACTACTCCAGACAGTGCTTTATCTGATGCAGATACTATATTAGAATCAGATGTTGCAAAAATGTCAGCAATAGAGTATGAAAAAAATGAAGAAATGATACGCAAAGCTATTCAATCAGGAAAGTTTGTGTATGATGTTAGTGGAGCAGCAAGAGCTTAACTGCTTGACAAATTATTATTTTTGTGTATGTATAGTGCAATACACACTCGTGTAGACCAGAATTTTATATTCTCTACTCTACAATTACCAAACGAAATTCAACTCAGGCTACCTGATGTTATGGCCCTTGGCAAAGATACCCATAGTACCCATCAGCCCTTACGATGTCGAGTTATCGTTTGTTGGCCCTTAATTATATTATAGGAGATACAAAATGGCCTTTAAAGT